GGCGGACCGCCTGCGGGCGCTCGCCGAGGAGATGCTGGCGGGAAAGCTGCGGGAACGGGGCTTCGGCTTTGTGGGGGTGAGGGGATGAGAACACCCTTCGAGTCCCGTTTTGCCGCGGACGCCACGATCACGTCGGGACAGAGCACGGTGACGGTCAGGGCCTTTCTCTGGCCGGTTTCGGTCACGAAACCCGACAGTCCCGTGTTTTCTCCCGCGGGGCTGGGGGATGAACGGCGATGGAAGATCCTGCTTCCGCCCATGACGCCGGAGGAGCTGGCTACCGTTACCGTGAAGGGAGAAGAATATACTCTCCTGCGCTGGGAGACCATGGCGGACAGGCATGTGGAGGGCATTCTTTGCAGAAAGCCGGGGGATGCCGATGCTGAATAACGTGAGAGATGCCGTAATTGCCCGGCTGACGGCGGCCGGACTGTCCGCCGGGGCCGCCTACCCGAAGCGCGGTCTGCCCACGGCTGGAAGCGTGGTGTGCGTCAGCATCCTCCGGGCGGAGGAACACGGCGGAGGCATCCGTTACCTCGGTCTGCGGGAAAGCGGCGCGGCAGATCCGGCGGAGGTGTATGCCATGCTGTGCGACCTGACGCTCTGCCTTGATTTTTACGTGTCGCTCTCCGCGACCGACGCGGCAGGGGATTGCGCGGAGCTGTTCGACGCGGCTGCGGAGTGTCTGAACGGCGCGGAGGGACAAACGGGACTTCGCCTGAAGTCCCTTCGCTGCGGGGAGGCTGCACCGGACCGGGCCAGCGGCATGATGCACCTTCGCGGCGAGGCGGAGGGGACGGCGCTTCTGACGCTAACCGGTACGGAGACGCAGCCCGCACGCTTCCTTGATTTTGTTCTGAAAGGAGAACTTGACGTATGAGTATCAACGAAAGACCCGGTGTTTACACAAGCTATGAGATCAGCAGCGGTCTGCGCGGCTCCGCCTCCGGCGGTGTGGTGGGACTGGCCGCCGCGTCCCAGAACGGGACCGCAAATACCGTAGTGACGGTGACGGAGGAGACGGCGGCACGCAGCACCTTCGGAACCGGGAATATGGCAGAGCTGGCAAGTATTCTGCTGGCAAACGGGGCATCGGCGGTTTGCTGCTGCCGCGTGAACGGCACGGACTATGAAAGTGCCTTCGCTGCCCTGATGGAAAAAGAAGAGGTGCAGTTTATGGTGTGCGACAGCAGGGACGCCACCGTACACGCAAAAATGCTTGCAGCGATTTCCGGCGCGGATGAAAAGAGCAAATACCGCATCGGCATTGTGGAGACGACGGAGACTGCCGCGGCAAATCTGATCGCAAAGGCACAGGCCATCAACAGCGAACGGATGGTGCTGATCTCCCATTGCTGTACCTCCGGAACCACCGGGGCAGCGGCGGCTGCGGTATGCGGTCAGCTCGCCGGGGAGACCGACCCTGCCATTCCCATGAACGGCGTGGTTTTGAAGGAAATCGGCGCCATCGGCGCAAACTTTTCCGACGCCAATCTCAATCTTCTGGTGCAGGGCGGCGTGCTGCCGTTGGAGACAATGAACGGAAAGGTCAGCATCATCCGCGGCATCACCACGAAAAGCATGACCGGCGGCGTCAGCGATGCGACCTGGCGGGAGGTCAACACCATCCGCATTGTGGATACTGTGGTTCCCACGATCCGGGACAGCCTGCGCACCGCCTTTTATCGCGCCAAGAATACGGCACAGACTCGGGGCGCCATTCGCACTCGGGTGATCATCGAGCTGGAACGCTTTATGCAGTTGGAAATCATCGACGGGTATGAAAATGTGACCGTGGCAGCCATGGCAAATGATCCGACCGTATGCGAGGTCAGCTTCCAGTTTCAGGTCGCCCACGGACTGAATACCATTCAGCTTACCGCGCATATCACGGTTTGAAAGGAGAACGGAAAACATTGAATGATTTGATTTTTCCTTCCAGCAGCGACATCTATCTGGAATGTGACGGAAAAAAGATCGCTGTGGTGCAGAGCTACCGTGCGGTTTCCAAAAAGAAGGAACGCACGGTTGAGGCGTTTGGAGAGAGAGAGCCTGTGGCTACCATTGCCGGACAGCCTACCTATCAACTGGAGTTGACCAGACTGTATGTCACCGACGGCGCGATTTCCGACGGAATCCGGTTCCATACGCTGAAAGATTTTTCCATCGTCATCGTGCTCTCCGGCAGGAGAATCGTTTACACCGGTTGCAACTGGAGTCAGATCGCCGAGAGCGGCGAGGTGGGTGATCTTGCGGCGGAAAAAATCACGGTGATCGCTGCCCATCGCGTGGAGACTGTGGAATGAACGCAGAGGAGTTTCTCGCGAAAACAGCGAAGGACGCCGGGGCGCGACTCCGCTGGACTGTGATGCAGCGGCTCGGCGTCTGCCCGGTTTCTCTCCGGGGCCGGATGCTGGGCCGCAGGGCGGCCCTCCGGCTCGCCGCCCAGATGGTGCTGGACAGCCGAACCGGGGCGCAGACAGACTTCGGAACCGCGATCAACCCCAATTTTGACTTGGAGCGGTTCCGTGAACTATCCGGAGGGGGGAGAGCATGAACAGAGAGGAAACGGAAGCACTTGCAAAATCTCTTCTGACCATGCTGTACAATGCAGCACAATCCCGTCAGCTCCGTTCCGGGGAAACCCCGGGAACGGAACGGTACAGCGGAACAGAGGAGACAGACAGAATCATTTCGGTTATGGCAGCTTCGGCAGAGAGAAACGGAACGGAGCGCTCCTTTCCGGAGGTCGGAAAGACGGAGGCCGGAAGCATTTCTCCGCGCTGCACCCCGGAAGAGGCGGGCGGAAGCCCGGCACGGCTTGATATATCTGAGGAGAGAGCCGGGAGCCTGCGGGATTCAGTCGGCATGGCAGAGGTTACGGAACGCGCCAATGCCTCGGATCTGGCGGAGCTGTTAGACCTCCGCTTTCGCCGGGACAGCCGACGCTATGACCGGAGTTTTGCCGAAGAACTCTGATCGGAAAAGGAGAGAACAGGATGAAACTTGCATCCATGCGGTTTAAGGATTATGTGTGGCCCCATAATCCCAAAACCTACGAAATCAGTTATCAAAGAGAGGTCGCGGCTCACAGGATCCCCTTCGGGAACTACATTCTTCAACAGATGGGACGGCAGCACCGGGTTTTAAAGGGGACGGGAGAATTTGCAGGCGATGGCGCCTATCAGGAGTTTAAGAAACTGGCCACGGTGTTCTACGACACGGCACCCGGTGTTCTGGTGCATCCCCTGTGGGATATGGCAAAAGCCTACTTCGTTTCGCTGCGGCTGACGCAGGAGCCGACAGAGGACTATGTGGCATATTCCTTTGAGTTCTGGGAGTGCTGTGATCTGTACAAATCCTCGCTGGAACTGATTTCCCGGGGAGAAAAACAGACCAGGACTGCAGAAAATGCAGCGAATAGCGAGAAATGGTATGTGGCGGAGGCGGGGGATTGCCTGTGGAGCATTGCCAACAGCAACGGCATGGAACTGTCGGAGCTGCTCGCCCTCAATCCGCAGATCAAAAATCCCAATCTGCTCTATGTGGGCGATAGCGTGAGAGTGGGGTGAGCCGGGACGGAGGCTTGGATTTTTGACAGTAAAGGTACCTGCCGAAGGCTCCCCACTCTGCTGGACTGGGATATTTCCTACGGCTTCTGCTCCCCCTGCGACAGCTTTGAGCTGTCGTTTGTCTATCAGCCGGAAATGCTTGACGCACTGAAAGCGGCCTGCCGTCTCAAAGCGGAGCACGGGGGACAGACGGTGTTTTTCGGCGTGGTCGATGAGTTGGAGCTCAGCGCCCTGCCCACCGGCTGTACGGCGGTTTTGCGGGGAAGAGGCCTGCAGGCTCTGTTGCTGGATTCCCAGGCGGAAAGCGGGGAATATGCCGCCGCCGATCTGGAATTTATTCTCAGCCGCCATGTTTTTTCCCGGGGCGTGGTGGATGTTCAAAGGCCGGAGACGACCGGCGGCTCCGCTGCGCTGTCCGTCCGTTCCGGGGAGAGCCATTGGAGCGTGGTACAGCGGTTTTGCGAGTTCTGCCTTGGGAAGCGGCCGCGCTTTGCGCAGGACGGAGCACTCCTTTTGGACGGGGCGGACAGCGGGAACCGGTTTTGCATCTCACAGGAAACCCCCATCACGGCGCAGCGGCTTATTCAGGACCGATACGGCGTGATTTCGGAAATAATCGTGAAAAACAGACGCAGCGGTACCAGCGTATCGGTGGAAAACAGGGAGTTTCAGAGCATCGGCGGAAGCTGCGCACGGGTGCTCAATGTGCCGCGATACACCGGCTTCGACGCCATGCGGCACACGGGGCAGTATCAGATAGAAAAGAGCGCGGAACGGTTTCTGGTATGGAAGATTTCGCTGCCGGAATGCTTCGCGGCCTTCCCCGGAGACAGAGTTACGGCGGAAAAAACGGCTCTCGGCGTGTCCGGGGTGTTTACGGTGGAGAGCAGCCGCAGCTTCGCCACAGGAAAGGATGCCGGTACCGTGCTGGAACTGCGTCCGGAAAAGAATTGAGGAGAAAACAATATGTGGATTTCGGAACAGACTGCCGCGAAGCGAATCAGCGCATCCGGGACAAAAATCGGAAGAGTGACCATCGGCGGAGAACAGGCCGCCGTGCTGGCAGAGGGGGAAAGCCGCAAAATCCGCTCCGTTGCCCCCGCCGGTTTTCTTTGGAAGCCCCGTACCGGGACCGAGGTTCTGGTTTTGGAGACGGAAGAGGGGGAACGCTTTATCCTCGGAGAAGTTGTTCCTGCTGCCGGATTTCAAAACGGAGAAATCCTGCTGAAATGCGGGGAAACCATGCTGAAGATCGGTTCCGGGGCCGTAGAGATCACGGGACGGCTTTTGCTCAACGGCGCCGAAGTTCAGGTGGGAGGAGAACAGTAAATGGAAATAGAATTACGGGACGGGAAATACAGCATGACGCCGGACGGACTCCCAAAACTTCTGGGCGAGACGGAGGCGGCCTTTCAGCGGGCCATGCTGCGGCTGACGGCACCCCGGGGCAGCTTTCTGCCGCTGCCGGAATACGGCAGCCGTCTGAACACTCTTTGCCGCCTGAAGCCCGGGGAACGGAATGCAGCGGCCATGCAGTATGTACTGGAGGCCTTGGCTCCGGAGAAGAGACTCTCCGTAAAGAACGTAGAATACCGTGTACTTGATAACGGGGCGGCGGAAGTGTATGTGAACTTGCTGTATGGTGAGGCAACCGCCGAGGCAGTTCTTCAATTTTGACTTAACGGGAGAGAAACGCAATGAGAACAATAGATGATATTTACGGGGAACTGACCGCACAACTTGCACAGAGCGGCGGGATCTCCGTGCCGGAGGGCGGTGAGCTGTCTCTGCGGCTGCGGGCTGTGGCAGCAGAGCTGTTTTCCCTTGAGGCACAGACGGAATATACCGCACGCCAGAGCTTTCCCCAGACGGCCTGCGGAACGGCGCTGGAGCAGCATGGCGCGCTCCGGGGTTTGAGCCGAATTCCGGCGACCAAGGCAACGGGAACCCTGACCTTTTCTATACCTGCAGAAAGCCCGTCGCCCATCAATGTCCCCCTGGGGACGGAATGCCGCACCACAGCAGGCGTGGCGTTTGTCACAGCCGCTGCGGGGAGCATCGGGGCAGGTTCCTTGTCCTGCACTGTGGCAGCAGAGGCGGTCAGCGCCGGAACGTCGGGCAATGTGGCGGCAGATACGGTGCTGTATATGATTCAGCCTCCGGTGGGGGTGCAGCAGGTGACCAATGCAGCAGCATTTTTTGGAGGTAGAGAGGCGGAAACGGATGATGAGCTGCGCAGCAGAATTCTGTCCGCCTACCGAACGCTGCCGAACGGCGCCAACGCAGCATATTACGAAAACAGAGTAAAGCAGTTTCCGAATACAGCCGCAGTCCTCATAAAACCCAGAAATCGGGGCGTTGGCACGGTGGATGTGATTTTTTCGACCTTGAGCGGCATTCCCACTGCACAGGAGATCGCAGCCGTGGAAGCAGCATTGGAAGCGGAACGGGAGATCAGCGTGGATCTTCAGGTCTGCGCCCCCACAGCCGTCACGATCAATGTTACCGCAGAGCTTACGGTGGCATCAGGCTACACCTATAC